CCGAAGGGCAGTAGATCATCTTGTATTGCTTTTAATTGTTCTCTATATAACATATTCTTCATATCGATATCAGTAATACCATTGAATATATCAGTTGTTGCGAACCATGCAAACATAACTAAGTTCATTATTAAATCATCATGGTTATTATTTGATGCTTGGAATGAATTACCTCTTGCTTCGAAGGTACTCATTTCAATAATAGTATTTGCATCAACAATGTTTAATTTCTTTTGTTCTATGAAATCTTTTAAGGTAGAACAACCAATACGCTTTACACGTTTAGTCATAGTTGCACCAATCGCACCAGATTTAATAGTAGATTCTACGAATAGATTCTCATACTCTAAATCATAATATAAGCCATTACATACGACTGCGCCCTGATCATTTGATTCGACAATCACGTATGCTTCATTATATGACATTGCGTATTTATATATTACGTCTGGAAATAGCAAAGGAGATATGTTATTATCTCTAAACGTTGCAACCTGTTGGAATGGTTCACATGACGTGTCAATAATATTAAACGTAGAGTAATCTTGTCCTCTTCCCTTTGCAACATCGACTATCATTATATAATTATGACCATCTGTCGGCCTCTCATATACGTATGCGTTTTCTTGTACATATATTGGATCTTTTGCTTTTTGGTTTAATAAAGTATCTGAACTTATAAGTGTATTACCTCTTCCTTGAAAGGTATTACCAAATTCCTGATCAAACTGTATCTGCGAAGTGTTAGCAATTGTTTGCTTTTTCCACTTCTCATCTCGACCTGGAACATCCCACCAATCAACTCTAAATGGTTTAAATTCATTTGTTTCAGTAACCGCGCCTTCCCATAGTTTATGATACACATTACCAATACCATTTGCTGTGGAAGTAATAATAATCTTTGTATCTCTACCGGATGATACAACAGGATATGTTGATGTATAGAACGTAGCATCGTTATCAATAAACGCAAACTCATCAAGAAACAATAAGTTAATAGATAAACCACGAATAGAACTACCAGACGTAGCTGCTGCAATAATCTTTGAGTTATTGCTAAACTCTATAGAACCTTTGTTTAATGCTTTACATCCTGGCTGCAAAAAGAATGGTAAGTTCTCTAGCATAAGAGTAACTCGAGCCAACATTTCTCTCGCAGTAGCACCTTTGTTTGCAAGTATAGCAATAGTCTTTTCAGGATGGAATATTGCATACCACAATAGATAACCTACTGATGATATTGATTTACCAGACTGTCTACATGCTAATACGATTGAGAATCGATTGTCATTAAAATGCTTAAACATATTACGTTGATAGTCATATAGATTAAACGGCACTAAGCCGTCATCAAGTGATATTATCATCACATAAGTTTCAACGAAGTATGCGGGATTATGCATACATTTCTGATATTCTTTGATTTCTTCTAACGTAAACTCGGCTTCAACACCATCTCGTTTGACATTAGGATTTCCAAGATAACCAAACTCATTATTCTTTATCGGCATCAATCACTTTTTCATTATTGTTTAAGAGCATCCGCTGTAAATCAGTAGTGCTACCTATAAACATATTATTGTTTGTTACTTTACCTGCTTCTTCTTCTTTTTTTCCAACTAAATCTTGTTTGTTCTTCTGTAATGCCATTAGCTTATCAGTTACATCACCAATATCTTTAATAGACTTTGATAATACTTCAAATGCTCGGGGGTGTTCTGATTCACGAGCTATATCGGCAAGTGCATCTAATGATCCCATACCTGTACTTATAAGATCTTTGTAAGTATCTCTCGAGAAAGTATAATCGTCATTTATATCTTTCTTTGAACGTAGTTCTTTATCTAGCGCAGCATTCTTTGCTTCTACTGGTAGATTCTTTTCGAGAGACTGTTTAAATGCATCCTTTTTATCAATCATAAATAATTACTCAAAGTCTGTGTTATCAATAGAAGTAGTTACTGTAAATGATGATTCGGTATCATTATTACCTATACTTATATCCATTTCAGATATATTATTTGTACTGCCGGCACTTTGACTGAAGTCAATATTAACTTCTCTAATAACCTTACTAGTAGTAGCTGGGCCATAGAATGACATCTTCATCGTAAAGTCTAATGTATAAATTAATACTCTTCGACTATTATAATCGCCTTCATACTGATCGTCGAATGATACACTGTTTAATATAATAGGCACATCCTGTTTAAACGAAGTAAAATCATCAACTGGTTTAATTGATACTGTATACTCAGGTTGGAAATAAGGTAGTATTTGCTCAAGAATCTGTAAACCATCATCTTGATTCTTTGCCATAATATTTAATTGCATATTGATATCATACGGCGCAAATTGCTTTATTGAATTACGCTGAGTAGTTGTACCAGTTGTTCCCGGCTCAATGATCTGAGCTCTTTTAGATAGTTTTTTAGATGTATCTAATTCTATACCAGTTATTTCAAAACCCATTCGAGGAAGCTTAATTGCTATTGATGCATCTTGGCCAGTTTCAGAATCTAATCTTGATAGAAACTTCTGTTTAGGTCCATAAGATAATGGCACTTTAATTTGATTAATAAGAGAACCATCACCTTTCTTACGAGCAACTTTTATATTATTAAATATAGTGCCAAAAACGGCAACGGATTTACGAACTGTAGCATGATAGAAATGTGAACCAAACATTAATAGGTCTCCGATGGATCACCGAATGGATTAGATTCGGAGAAGTCAATAAAGTTATCAGCTACAGTTTCAATCTGGAAATTCTTAGCTTGTGCATCATCTGGGAAAGACTGGCCTAATAGTATATTAGTAAGTGCACATGTAAACCCTGTTTCAGAACCAACAAGATTAGTAGAGAATCCAGCCGATCCAGAAGTAAGTAAGAAGTCTCTAAACGAGTCTGTAGCAGTCGCAGCGTTTGTTGTATCTTTGGTACCGATATTAGATACAGATATTGTTGCAGCATTGTCTGATGTTTTTATAATTGTTTGCACTTCGCCAAAGACTGTAATCCCAGTTGCTACAGTTTGTGTAACAGTCTCACCAATGGAGAAATGATTACCACCTGTAACACTAACATTTAATGTAACTTGATATGCGTTCTTAGCTTCAGTCGCGTCAATTGTCGCAACACCAGTATCCATATTCTCGTCATTATATTCAAAGAGAGCGCAATTCATTTTATAAACTGGTAAGTTAGATAATTGATAGAATGGCTGCTCTTCTTCAACAAACTTAATCTCAAAGAAACTATTACTTAATGGAAGATAAAGTAAATCACCTTCATCAGGTTTTGGGTATGTTGTATTGCTATAATGAGTACCAATAAACCTTTGCCATTGTCTACGAGATATAATAAACGTAGCTTCGTCTCTTATCTCAAGACCAAACTTACTATATAAATCTCCGTCACCTTCAAATCCATCTGTGTTTTCGATATATGTTTCAATCATATAGGCATCGTCAAATTTAGATGACGCTGATTCACCAAAGATTTCATCTCGATTTACGAGTGTTCTAGGCAAGTAATAGGCGTCTTGACCGAAGATCTTTAAAGATTCAATAATTAAATCTTCGTATAGATTCTGTTCTGACTTAACGGCTTGACTAAAGTATACATTACGTGGCATATATATTATCCCGTATAGAAATCAATTGGCATTTCCCAATTTAATCTCGCTTCTTCTGTGAGTTTCTCTAGCTCTTCCCTTGCATCTTCAAATATCTGCCGGCCGTTAAATGTTACACCACCTGGCATAACCATACCTTCAAACTTAGAAAGATTAACACCCCATTGCTGCTTAATAAGAGCAGTAGCATATCGTTTTAAATAATAGTCATTATAGACATCAGTATATGTAGAAGGATCAAGTATACGATACGCTTCAAATATTAAGTAATCACCGACTGAAACCTCGTCCCAATCCATGTGCATAATAATACTATTACGATGACGTTTAAATTCAAACTGTTTATTGTCATCATCTGCAAGAAATTCCCACATTTCGTAGTGCATTCTTGTCATAGCATAATCGAGTAAACCAGTACTATAGTTCACATTATACAAATCGTTTAATCTCATTTGATAATCAAAGTTAAACATATTTGCAGAACTACCAGCAGCATCGCTTATGTTAAATACTTTCGTAATACTCGTGATACCGGCCGCAATTGTAATACCTACAGGATTAGCTAGCTTGCCGTTATCAACATCATCTTGAGTGATTTGATGTTTTAAGAATACCTTTTCAATTGCATCATCATGATACTCTTGATAGAATTGTAAGGCTTCGTCTATACGATC